AGTGTAAATCTTTTCAGTTCCGGTTAGCGCGAAACGGCCAGCAGCAGACTTAACGTCCTGACTTGCCAGGAACCGAGCGACGGCATCGCCGTCACCTACTTCGATGGCATCTGTAGTGGCTGAGTTAAACGCAGTTGTGATGACGAGAGCGCCACCGGTAACAACTGCACCGACCGGAAGGTCAATGGCTTCTTCGGCCACACCTGACGCACCGAAACTTGCGTAAGTAAAATCTACGCGAGCAACAAGTGGGTACTGGCGACCAATATCTTTAGTAATAGACATAATAGTTCTCCTGAATTTATCTAGTGGCCTGAGCCCTTTTCACAGGGCTCAGGACTATTGGTTTAGACCAAAGGTTAGACTGCGGTGTCGATACACAGGATGCCGAAGTCTTCGTCTGTGTCCGTAATCTGCGAACGGTAGACTGGCTTCTTCATACCCATGATTTTACCGACGCTGATACCTGGCTGGTTGTCGTAGTCGAAAGCTTTCTCGACCCAATCAGCCTTGCCGATGTCTGCGAAGCCCATGGCTTGTGCGCCACAGAACAGAACACGCTGACCATCAACAGTATTAGACGCGCCCCACTTGGAACCGGAAGCGAGACCCTTGGTGTTGTACACGTGGCGGTATTCATGAATAGCCATACCATCAACGTAGATAACACCTGCACCCTTGAACAGTGGATGGTCTGGAGTACGAGGCAAAGACTCGCGCCAGTTCTTCAGGAAGTCCTGGTCCTGCTTCAGCTTGGCAATACCATCAGCAGTCATGAATACGTTGTAAACTTCTACACCGCCATCCATACGCATTGGCTTGATATAACTGTTATGCGCCTGAGCCTTGGCTTCAACCAACATCGCCCATGTAGCATAGTCGCCGGTACCGATGGCACCATTAACCAGAACATCATGGTTAAGAGCACTCAGGCCGTTCGCAGCATCCCACTGGAAAATACGATTAGCTGTCGGCGCGGTAACGTCAGCAGCAAATTCGAGAGCAGGGAAGTCTGAACCGACACGAGTAGCGCCACGGTTAGTCAGGGAGTAGGAGACACCAGACATTGTAAGGAAGGCCAGCTGGTCCATACGGTCGGCCAGCCAGTAAGCCAGCACGTCTTTAGATTCCTTGCGGAACTTAATGACACTACGCTGTTCAGCCATCTTACCTTCATGACGGTTAGCGTGGCGTAACTGGTCAAGCTGAATGACTTGGTCGTATGACTTCATCTGTTCTTCGTTGCCTTCCAGAGTACGGTCGCCGGCTACACCGTCGCCTTCAAGGTCAGCAACAAGGGTCATTACAGCTCGAGCACCCTTCTTGGTCTTTGTGAGCTCAGTAATTCGTTGAATCATTGCGCTCGGGCCATCGCCCATGAATTTGTGAAGGAACTGAGCGTTACGCGCAGCTTTCCACACATCCATTGACCACATGGTCAATTCTTCGTTTGTAAGGTTTCCGAAATTAGTTAGCATGGCACTAACCTCCTTGGTTTTAAGAAAAAGTAAAAATCCGTTTTTACTGAACTAACGTGCCAGCACCGAAACTCGACATTAAGAGGTCGGACTCTTTGTTGGCCTATCGCGCCAACTTCTCGGAATATGTCAATATTAGACCGTTACCTCGTCCCCGCGCAAGTTAGAAATCTGTTCATCGGTCAGATTGTCGAATTCTTTCTCGGACAACTGCATTGGGTCGATGCCCTTATTCATGCCGTTGTTGCCATTATCCGCACCGCCCATCTTGCCGGGCTGCTTGTTATGGGTTTCGAGATTCTTGTCGACATTGGTCTGTCGTGGCTTGGCACCGTCTGCTGCAGGAGCTGCACCTAGCAGTACACTAGCCGCTTTTGATAACGCCTCAGCAGGAGCGTAGCCAATAGCTTCATAACCCGATTTCATCTCTGCCATCTCGGTATCAAGCGCAGCATCATAGGTTGGAGAATCAGGGTCAATAACTGGGAAGTCTTTCTCGTAGCTAGACAGCAAAGTACCGGCGGCAACTGCGTTTTGCGTCTTTGTGGAAGCCGCAGCAGTTTTCTCATCAACGTATGCCTGGTTAATCTGTCGCTCTACTTTGCGCATGTCCTGACGAATTGCTCGAGCCTCGGCTGTAGTACCATCAGCAATAGCTGCATCGAGCTTATCGTCGAGAGCTTCGAGCTGTGTTTCCAGAGCACCGACACCACCTTCATCAGCCTTGGCAGCAGCACCGCCAGCGCCTTTTAAAGCCGCAAGTTCGTCTTCTGCAACAATACGAGCATCGCGTTCACGGTTGGCGCGCTGCGTTGCGGCATCCATCCGCGCCTTTGGCACGTGATAATTCTTTTCTTCGCCTTTACCATCATCACCTGCAGCGGCAGTTTTAGCAGCATCATCATCACCTGCAGCAGCAGCGACGGCAGCATCGTCGCCTGCAGCAGCGGCCTTGGCAGCATCGTCATCACCTGCAGCGGCAGCAGCGGCAGCGGCATCGTCATCACCTGCGCCACCGAGGTCATTACCCGCACCATCAGTTTCGTCCATGTATCCGCTGCGTGCCAGTAAGTTCATCCATTTGTTCATGTCGCTCTCCTAAAGAGGCCGGTATTGGCCAAGTCAAATTGTCAACGTACGTTATTATAGAGCTACTTACCTACAATCCGCAAACAGCTCTATGTAAGGACTGGATTACTAGGCCATACTACAGAATAGTTCTCTGGGTCTGCTTCGGTTTGGAGGTCAACCTCCGCTTGGTCTATAGTTTGGTGTATGGCTTCAATATATTGCGCTTTGGCAACTATCACATCTAGTTCAGGGCCTCTATTTCCACCCCGTCTAGTCTGCTCATCTAACATAAGCAGAGCATTCATCTGTATTCGCATTTTCTGACGCTCGTCACCTACTTCAGAATCTACTAGAGCATATCCGTCCTCACGTATTTCTTGTAAGCGAGCACTCCTTGCATAATCTAAATCTACGATAGCAGATAGTGCAATAGCTTCCACCAAAGTCTGCCCTATTGCTGCATGGCTTGGAGCAACCACATAATCGGGAGCATCTTCTGCTTTATCGACGACAATCAAATTCTCAATGACACCATTAATATCTAGTTTTGCAACTATCATCACACTATCTCCAATATGTATATCTTGGCAATCTGGCCAGCCCTACCGCCATTCGCTGGTGCACTAATTGACCCGGTAGTACCAACATCGGGATGCTGTTGTCCTGTGTGCATACCACCGTGAGCACCCGCACCACCACCTGTATTGGTGCCATCGTTACCGGCATCAAAGGCCAGTGTACTTGGTGCGAATAAATCTGTGGGTAATACTATTACGCCAGTATCCTCGGCTGTTGCCGCTGCGCCACCGGTTGTGCCAGAAGCGTTATTGCCGCCAGTGCCGCCGCCGCCGCCGCCAATCCCACCACCAGAATCGCCGCCGTTACCGCCATTTCCTGCGCGACTACCAGCACCGCCGCCGCCACCCGGTTCATCAACTCCATCACCGCCACCGCCGCCATCTGCATTATAATCGCCACCACTACCTATTCCACCAGTAGCGGCGCCGGTTGTGGAAGTGGTACCTGGCGAACCTGTTATAGATATTTCAGCAGTGCCAAATGTTGTAGTACCACCATTACCTCCAGCAGAAGACCCAGCAGCACCTATCGCATAGGCATAAGAAGCAGCTGGTGAAGAGTAATACTTTTCTGAATAACCCGGACCCCCAGGGCCACCATCAAGAAACCCTAATATACCGCCAGTTGCACCGTGAGCAAACACATATAATTCTGTAACATCAGAAGGCACCGTATAAAGGGTGCCAGCCGGAAGCTGAAAGAACCTTGCGACCGTACCGCCACCAGCAGCAAGAGCGGCAATGGCCTGAGCTACACGCAGAGCGTTCCAAGTTCGAGGGTCGGTTGCTATGCCCGCTTCTGCATCTGCTTGAGAGACAACAACTGTGGGGGTGTCTGCATCGAACGCTTGTACATCACTACCAATAGCCAATCCAAGTGCAGTACGAGCGCCACTGGCAGTAGCAGCATTAGTGCCCCCATTAGCAACAGGAAGGATGCCTGTTACATGACTAGTAAGGTTGATTAAGGCGCGAGTAATAACTTGGCCAATTATCGTTATATAGTTAGGCGTTCCTGCCAGCGTTACGTCACCAGTATTAGTACCAGTAATGCCATCTAACTTAGTGCCATCAGTAGCTACGTCTCGGCCATCAACAGTACCTGAGACAACAATGCTCCCTGTCACATCAATGGGACAAGGGAACGTGGCAGTATCCCCCGCCTGCAATTCCCCTGTGGCAATAACATCGGATGCGGCATATATACTTTTTACTACTTTTACAGCTGCCATATTAAGTCACCAGTAGTATGTTGTCTTGCGAGCCATCTTCTTTATAAAACGGCATCTCGGTATCTCCAGACACAAGAGCAATAGTGTCCTGTGTACCATCTTCTTTGTAGAACGGTATCGTCCCTACTGAACCACCGCCAGCACCTATTTCAACAACGGATTCAGCGCCGTCATCTTTCTTCATATAAACTTTGCCATCATTAGTATTGAGGGCTAGTTCACCTAAAGCTAAATCTCCTACAACTGGGATGGCTGAAACAGTAGAACTGCGTTTATGGATTATAGCGCTCATAGGTTTTAGTAAGACCCGCCATCGAT